CCCAGTTGAAGATAAAGATTAAGAGTTGGTTCGATCGCGATAGTACGCTCTTTACGAGCGTCCTTTGGAACGAAAGTGATTCGATTGCCATCAACTACTTTAATGACCTTGGCCCAAAACTCTGCAATATTCAAGGGATAATGCTTCGGTACGTTGAAGCGTTCCCTATAAGAATCCTGCAGGGCTCCAAACCATCTACGGTCAGTTTCGATGGCGAAACGGGCATACCTGAGAGCATTCTTCGTGCAGCTGTACGGCCAATTCTCATACTTATGATAAATTGAGATATCGCCGCCATCGGTGCCGATTGTGCTACCAGGACCATGTCTAGACCTGTCCAACAAAGCCTGGTGACCAGGTAAACGGTCACCAAGAAGCTTTTTCAAAAATTGTCGAGCATGGTACAGAACTTCCACGCTCCAACCATTTTCATAATTGACCGAAAACTCTTTATAACGTGAAACGTTATAAGTTTCGCATGCGCTCTCAGCTGCCAAGAAAATCTCAGTAGCTCGGCGCACACGTTCAGGTTTATCGGTCGGAAACTGGTACTTTTTGATTAAGCTTGCAAGTTGATACTTCGCTCGCCTTACGGCAATGGAAGTATCAGCGGGTGCTGTACACTGTAAGCCCCACTCCTCTGCTAAATCAAAGTAAGCGTCCAAATCGCGATAACGAATAATGCGATCGAGACGTCCCTTCTCAACAGCGGTGAGGAACTCGGTAAGGTCTGAAACTAATTTACTTAAGACCTTCCAAGGATAATCCTCAGAGAGTCTCCCACCAGCAAATTGTAAGCTAGTGGCATGTTTTCCGGTACTGGGTTTATATTTCATAAATCCTCCGATGTTTCTATTTACGATGGAGCCGTTTTAACAACGGCAATCTCGTGATTACGCGCAGTAAGCGTGCTAAAGCACCAAAAATTCGTGCTAAAGCTACGCAGCATGTAACACAAATAGAGCAAACGTATATAATACGTTCATCGCTCCACATGTTAAATACTCTGCGAGTTCATGAGGGGTTCCATTATAGAATCATCGTCCAGAAGGGCAATAATGCGTTGCCGAAGTATTAATTGATCGGCTGCACTTACACCCACTGGTACTGAGAACGATACCTCACCAATAAGGGCGGTAGT